GTGTACCTTCGACTACAGTTGTTTAGGTCATAACGCATTTGATTTACATCAACCAAAGCCGATGCAATCATAGTGTCGACTATTTTACCGTTAATACTTAAACCTAGGGCCCTAATCCAACAAACGTCATACATGGCGTTGTGGAAAATTTTTAAGGATGATGTTTTCAATATTTCTTGAAACCAGTTCAATACTTTTTTACGATCCATATTTCCACCACCTTCATGAGCAATGGGATAATACCCACACCAATCTTTAACAGCCACAGCTATTCCTACAACTTCTCCCTCACCTACCACTGAACCTGAACCTCGTCGTATATTTAAATTTGGATCTTTCGTTTCTAAGTCTATGGAAATTTCTTCATATTTAGATAGGTCTGGAAATGTTTCGGGAGGTAACCATTCTGTTTGTGGTTTAAAAAGGGGTAATTGCATTAGTTATGAGGACATCCTTTCTTCCACTTTTTATAACCGTCAACCCAGTCTTTGCCTGAAATCTCTGGTGGTTTAATCATTCCCCAAGAATTTTTTGGAGGGTAAGTTCTTTCTGCTTCTTCTTTAGTAATACCAGCGTTTCGGTATTCCTCTTCTTCTGTCATCGGTATTAATTTGTAATCTCTTTCAATTATCATTTCAATAAAATGAATCGCTTTTTCTAAATCTTCCTTTCCGTTTTTATATTGGTGTCTACAAATATATTTTATAACAGATCCTTCCGGAAAAAGTAATTCATTCTCGATCACAAATTTACTGGGTTGAATTTTCATTTTTTTATAGTGGGATCCTCCAATTTGTTTGTCGTATGCGCTCATATATTAAATCCTTTGTTATATTGTTTGGGTTCTATGATATGTAAGTTTTCTTTGGTTCGCGTTGCTCCTACATAAAACAAACGATTCTCATCATCGGGATTTTTTTCATAACCATCGAGTGTTGTTTTAGTAAGATCGGTAAGAAGAACTACGTTCTGTGATTCCCCTCCTTTGGCAGCGTGAATAGTTGAAAGTTCTATTCTTGGTTCTTTATTTAATTGTTCACCATTCGCTCGCATTTTTCTTAAATATTCTACACGTCTTGATCCCGCATCATCAAAAGCTTCATACCAAACTTGTTTAGTTCTTAACCCAAAATCTTTAGTTAACTGGTCAATATTATAAAAGGCTCCTTTTGTCATTCCATACATCGCAGTCTTATTGCTATTATTGGGTGACATATATCCATAAATTTTTTCTACTTGTTTATATGTTAAGGGGTGTCCCTTTCTCAGGTTCTCCCAGTTGGCAGCTGCGTTTTGAATATCTTTTTCGTAATTACGTTTATTTTTAGTTTTATAATACAATCCTTTACGATATAGAACATCTTCTATATCTTGAAGCATGTGATTGGTTCGGGCTAAAACCAACCATTGACCCGAGGACATATCTACTGAATCAACTTCAAAATGTCTGTGTAAACTACCCTCATTAGTTTTAGGTTTCCATGTTTTATTAATTCTATGTTTAATCCTATTTATAATTCCCATTGCCATTTGATGAACTTTAATAGGTACTCGATGTGATTGTGTTAAAGCCAGATTAATCATCTGATCCTGTAAAGCTATAAAAGAATCTACATCAGCCCCGGCCCATTTAAAAATAGCTTGATCATCATCACCTGCAATAAAAGAATCTTCAGTTTTTTTCCAAATAGATTTTGCCATATCCCATTGCATGGGAGATAAATCCTGGGCTTCATCAATAAAGACCACATCAAATTTAGGAGATAAATCTGACTTAATAAAATTTAAAACCATGTCATTGTAATCAATTAAGTTTCTTTCTTTTTTATAGCTTTTTAATTCCTCATAAATAATATTTAATTTATCAAATTCTAAATCCTGAGTGTGTTCCTGAAGATTATATTGTTGTTCTGGTGTAATATTTCGAAGTTGAGCTAGTTGAATTATTTTTAGATACTCACTATCTGAAGTAAAGTGACCTTGATCTTCTTGATGTGATGCATAGGTAACCGGAAAACCAAGCTCTTTACCAAGCTCTTTATAGTGACTTGATTGCATAACTTGATCTTTTTTAAGTCCTAATTTTCTAAAGGCTAGTGAATGTATTGTTCTAAAATAAGGAAGATCATCTTCGGTCAAATTAAATTTTTCAATGGCCTTGTCTCTTGCATGATTTGCAGCTTTTTTTGTAAAAGCAAAATAACCAATTTTAGTGGGGTCTGTTTTCTTTAAATAATAATCTACTTTATTTAATAACGTAGTTGTTTTTCCAGTTCCCGGTGGCCCCAATACTATTGTTTTCATAAAATAAAACCTCTAGATTTCGCAAATAGATAATCTTCCCTTCTACTAGAACTTCTCTTGTTCTTTTTTCCAGTATGGTTGCCGCTCCCTGTTTTCCATTCTAGATTGTCGGGTAAGTAATTACATTTATCATCTTTTTTATGAGACACTTGGTAATATTTTTCTGGATCTGCATTCCAAATATAAGCCTTCGCCACAATGACATGCATCATTTTAGGAACATTCTTGTTATTTTCATCATCAACACTTCCCATCATGTAATTGGTTGAGTCCGAAAAATAGATAGAGAGTCTTCTAACTTTATTATTGCTATTGGTCGTTATAAAAGGCCAAATAGGTTGGGCGTAGATAGAACCCGTGGGTGCTTCTTCATGAAAAAGATGCCAGCCCCCAGTGGGATATATGGTATATTTATTTGGTACAATTTCTGGCATAAAGGTTTCTATTTTTTTAGGTACAAGAAGATGATTGTTTAATTTTCTACTCACTACGGGTTGTTCAAATAAAGTTAATTGGTCGCCGTGCATTAAAATACATCCTTGGGTTTGAATTCTTTCGGTTCATAATTTTCTTTTTTCTTGTCAAATTCTTTCACTGTAAAAACTGAAATTCGTTCTTTACCCACTCTTTTTTTATCATCACAATTACAATGATCCTTTAACATTTGTGCCGTGCGTTGATAATTTATTTCCCATCTTTGTCTAACTAAAAATTTACTATAAAACATACTGAACACAAAATGGTGGTATCCTCCGCTAGACCACACTCCCCCTCTTTTCAGATCACTAGCACTAGAACCTATGTGTCTGTTTAAACAAAATTCTTCTAAATGATTTGTTAATTGGTCCGCAGTTGTCACCCCTTCCGGTGGCTCCACAGGTTCGTGGTTCTTCATCAGTGGATTTATGATCATGTCCCAGTCTTTAGATTTAACGGTTGGTGGTTTAAAATCTAACTGTTCCATACATGCTTCTTGAAATAAACTTTGCTGTTTTAAAAATTTAACATTTTCGAGATGTAATCTTTCTCCATCTACATTGAGATAATAATAGGGCTTTTCTAATTTAATTTTTTGTAAATCCGTCAATGCTGGAAATACAATTTCATCCCCTATTCCAAACTTCCTAGTTCTACATAACTTTTTATCACAGAGATTACACATAGGAGTATCATTACATTTGTATCCCCAATCTTTTTTTTCATGTTGTTTTTTAATAATTTCTACTTCGGACTCACTCAATGGAGTTGTTGATGCTGTTGCATTGAACAAAGTCATTTTACTCTTCCATTCAGCTGGCCATTTCTTTTTAGCGTACACACCAAAATGAAACATCGAATTGTTTCTACCACCTTCTGGTATTTTATTTAATGCCATAAGTTCTATACATGGGGGTGCATCATCGTACTCAGATTTATGTCTTTCTATTTTAACTTTTGTAATATCTTTTTGCTTAACATAATCATATAACTCGTAAAATTCTGCAAGAGTTGCTGCTTCTCCATCACCCTTAAAAGCATATCGTGTTGATTGGTTGCCATTAAAGTATGGTAGGTTTAAAAAGTTTCCTGTATCATCGTGTGATTTTAATTTTATTTGTTTTGGAAATACTTCTGATCCCCCATAACCCAATGCTGTTTTTATTTCTGTAAGTTTGTCTCTCATTATTTCGGCTGAAACTGGTTCGATGGTAAAGATAAAGACGTGTGCTCCGCCACTCTTAGATCGACACACTATTAAAGGCAATTTTAATTGTTTTATTTGCTCTATTAATTTTTTGTGATCAAAACCAGCATAGGAATCAATATCTACACATCCCCATACACATTGGTTATCATCATTAATAGGAATAATTCCTAAACTTTGTAATCCACTTAAATGCTTTAACCAAAGATCATCTGTTACGGGCT